GGTTTCCCTGAGAATCGATGACAACCCGCTCTCTGCCGAGAACGTCTCGGATCTTCAAGAATTCAGGTCCTGTTATATCAACGCCAAACCCGCCTGAATCAAATGAGATTCCGCTTGACGTTAGCGATGCTGCGGAGGTCCCAAATCCCCCGTCATTATTGGCGCGCAGGCTGCGGGGGGCGACGACGCCGCTCCCATCTACAATCGTGATTCTCTGACCAATAAGATTTCGTACGTAGACACCAGGTTCTTCCGTTACGGTTACTGACAGGTTTTCCAATTCAACGCCGTCAGGCGTGATGCGACTTTTTATAGTGCCGAACTCCCCGCTTTCCAGTGCGTAAAACTGGCGATATCCGAGAATATCCACCAACTGGAAAATTAATTTTTCTGCATTTTCATGCTTAATCAGGTCGCCAACAGTCAGATTGACAAATGACTCAACGCCAGACTGTGACGGCATGTTCCGCCCGGTAGCCTCCAGCGTACCGCCGTTGTTGATGTACTCGTCTGCCAGCGAACTCCCGTCAGCACTGCGCACATACGTGGTACTGCCATCAGGAATATTGGCAATATCCGCCTGCGCGTCGGCAAGCGTCATATACTGGCGGCTGAGGGGTATCAGGTTCTGCCTGGTTTTTTCAACAACCGACTCACCAGCCTGGCTCATGATTTCTGACAGCCCTTTTAAGGTGGGAACCTGATTTCCAAGCCGGTCAACAAAGGTACCTTCTTCACTGAGCATGAAGTCATCATATGCAAGAGCATTATCATTAAGATCCTTCATACTGTTAGAAGGGCGTGGATTTCCGGTATTGTACCGATTAGACATATGGCCTCTCACTCGATATTAATATATAATACTGGCATAATTATCTACAAAACCAGTTTTAATGTTCGCAGGGAAATATAATAAAGATGAAGATTTCAGTAATCATTCCAGCATTCAATGCTGAGCTTTATATAGAAGAATGTATTCAATCAGTTCTTGATAATGAGTATCCTGATGTGGAAATCATAATCATAAACGATGGCTCCACAGACCGAACAGGAGATATAATAAACTCCTTCAAAGAACCTTTTATTTATAAAATCCATACTGATAATAAAGGTCAATCAGCAGCCAGAAATACAGGTATCGATAAAGCAACTGGTGATTACATTCTTTTTTTAGATAGTGACGACAAACTAAACAAGGAAGCATTGATTAAATTAAATAAAGTTATCTCAGAGAAGAATATAGATATGGTCTTATTTGAATCTGATGTTTTCTTTGATGATACCTCATTGACAAACAGGTTCAACCCTACCTATGAAAGAGCGCAATCATTATCATATAAAATACTCACCGGCGTTGATTTCTTTAAGACTGCAATGCACGAAAACAACTATATCGTAAGCCCTTGCCTATATATATTCAAAAAAAACCTTACCATAGATACAAGGTTTAAGGAAGGCATTATTCATGAAGACAATATATTTACAACAATGCTACTATTGAATAACAACCCTTCCGTTTACTGTATTAAAGAAAAGTTATATCAAAGACGAGTCCGGCATGGTTCGGTAATGACTCAGAAAAAAGGTGATAAACACCTCAATGGATATTACGCATGTGTTTTTGAGTTAACAAACACCCCCCCTAAAAATCACTCAATAGTTCTTACAGAGTATAAGAAATTCATAACACACATGCTTGACTGTTTTAAATACACAAATCTAGATATCGCCGCTCAGAATAGAGAAGAAATGGAGCAAATGCAAAACCAATATGAAAAGACAATAAATCAATTGAATAGTGACATTTCAGCCTTAAAACATTCAACTTCATGGAGGATAACTGCTCCGATAAGGAAAATAAAAGATATAGTCAAAAAATAATTTATCAAAGAGTATGTTCACGCATACTCCTTGATTATGACTAGACCGTCAGATGCTGCCCCGCCTGTCTGGCTTCTGGATATTGCACACGCCCCTGTACCTCCGCATCCATAGCCAGTAGGTTCATACAATGACACATTAGTATCATTGTTTAATAATCCTTGAGGCGAACCATTTGAGAGATAGCTTGCACCGCCATCGCCACCAGCAGCACTTGAAGAAGAAAAAATAGTACCTAACCCTCCCTGTTTCCCATCAACTTTAAAATAAAAGTTCCCTGTATATATATTTGCAATTCTTCTTCTACCACCTAATGTCGAAGGAGTATAATACGGCCCCTTCATTGTAGTTCCTGTAGCTCCTCCAGAGACTGATAATAGAACGTTACCATTCACTGAGATTGATGTTGCTTCACCATCAGATGGTGAATTTATTGATGCAGTTCCAGCCTTACCTACGGTCACTAACGCTGAGCTAAATACAGGGTCTATTAGTGCGGTACCATAAGCACCGCCTTCCCCACCAGCAGCAGCCCCACCAGGGACCTGATCTCCACTCGCCGTTCCAGTGTCAACACTACCCCCAGCACCTCCCCCACCGACCATTTCAATTATGATTTTTTTAGTTCCTGTTGACGGTGTATATGTTTGCGTGCTTGTAATAACCTTAATGCCAAGCAAACGACCTGGCGAAGTCAGTTTTTTTATTGCCTCAAGCAACTGATGGTTATTAGAAGGGTCTAAAACAAGACCGGAACCTTCGACAGTATTAACTAACTCCCGTTGGAATGTATTCAACATCTCGGCATTTATTATTGTCGGAGACACGCCATTAGCCACATTTCCATTAGTATATTCTCCATTGGCGTCCGCAGTATCGGTAGTACTCCCTACTTTTTGCATATTAAAACCTTATTTAGATAAATATAAAATGACAATCAAATATATCCAGATGCAATATCAAATATCGTTGCAAATTCCGGGGTAACTTCATAAACCCCTTCATCATTAAACCCGAAATAGATATACCCGAACTTGACCATGGTATAGGAAGGAGAAAGTGCAGACAGACGGCATTCAAGTTGCCGGTTTCCCCAGGAACGCAGCGGATCACCACAATAGCTCAACCCAACACGCGCATAAGAAATATTGGTTTCTTCCCCCTCCACCAGCCAGACAAAAGGCCAGTCATCACCATTTAGCCCATCCCCACATACAGAAAGGCCGGAACGCGCCTGCCGATATTCTTTAATCGTGATGTTGTAACCCAGCGCTTTGGCGATACCAATAAAGTAACTTTTCGACTGGCCGCCAGTACTGATGAATTTTGAGACGATAGCATTTTGACGCTTGGCGATCGTATCCACTTCCCCGATCGAACAGTCATCAGGCAAGCCAAGGGCCTTTTCCCATTCTGGCAGCATTATTGTTGCCGTTTGTGGGAAAGCGCCGCTCAGTATCCCCAGGGCATCATTGTCACTGCGTTGGAAGCTGGCGGCCAGAGACCTGAGAACAGCAGCCTGAACCGTATCAGGGTCACGAGGCCATGCCCGCCCGTTTGGGATTAGTGCCTGCAGTGCCTGACGGTAGTCATCTGTCGTGAAGAGGCTCATGTATAATTCACCTCACCTCGTACCGGTAATTCCCCCACTCCTGGCTCAATATTGGCTGACGGCGAAACCAGAATAAAACCTGCAGTGCCAGCGACATCACCAATAGCCCGGTTAATATCGGAAAGATAAATTTTCCCGGTGCCAAGTGGGTCACCATTTTCAAAAAATACGCTGTCTATGGCATCCGCAATCGCAGTTGTCGTTTCACTCCCGACACTGGAGATACCACTGATCTCGAAATCAATAATACCCGGGACGGGTGAGCAAACGTAATTCAGGGAGGTGACGGGTGAGCGCGGGTAAATGTAATCGGCAACTCTGCCCTGATCGCCGGTGGCCTTTGTTGCACCCCAGTCATCCAGCGATGACACGCCATCAGTACCAACCGGAAATCCGTGGTTCGTCGTATCCTCACCGTCACACATAATATAAATCACAACAGTTCCCGGTCCCATTCCCCGGCGTCGGATCCACGCGCGAGTGATGCCTGAAACTGACAGCGCCCAGCCGCGATAATCGGTATCGCTCCCCCCTTGCGGGGGATTCTGATACGCGAGCAAACCACGCAAACGGAAATCCTCTTCCTTTTCAATGTCTGCACCGCCTGTTGCTGGTTCTGTCAGCGTCACGGTACTGTCAATCCCCGGCACGTTGGCATCCAGAGTTAACACAGTCCCTGCGTCTGCATTCCCACGACTCCCGCCACCGGTCACATCATCGGAAATTTCAGGCAGAACAGCGGTAACGGATACAGAGGCATTTTTTGTTGCATCAATAAGGACATCAGCATCTGTAGTGTACTGGTATCCGTCTGCGCGGTTGAGGACGCTCCCCTTTTTTAACGTTACACCCGGCGTGCCGGGAATACGCGCTGCAGGCGAACGGGCTGCCGTGGCCGCTTTGCGATAAATTTGTTTTAATGCCATCCACCCCGCCAGCCACTCTTCTGTGGACGTAAACGGGTTCGTTTGCCGGGCAATATAATCCAGGTAGGCATAGTGCAGGTGAGCCATCCCGGCATCCATATCTGCCAGCACTTTCAGATTCCCGAAGCGGAGTAATGCACCCACCTTTTCCAGCTCTGCCTGCATGAACTGCCGGTTGTCGGTTCGCAGCTCACTGAGCGTTTTTCGTTTAAATGGCATTATTCAGTTGCTCCCATAACCAGAAGAATTTGAACTCCTGCCAGTCGCCGTCCGGTGGAAGATAACGGATGATAAGATTCAGCCTGTTGGGGAAGATGATTTCCGAAGTGGCCTGAATATCCCGGGCGATGCCGTCACTTTTCATCCACGCCAGCGCTTCTTCAGCGTACTGTTCTGCCCGCATGGCAACGTCACGAGTCAATTTCTCGCGACGCAATAACCAGAGCCGTGATCCAATAGGTTTCTCGTTATCCAGATCTCCCCACCAGCCACGGCGGTCAGTGCCTTCATACGGGTCATCCGAGCGCGCCAGGCCGTCTGTGAACAGGCTGATCAAAACAGCGGTTTGCATATCATTGCCGGAAGTCAGCACGCCGAAGTTTTCCTGCCAGTCGGCGTGCATCTCATCGACGTTCCAGAAGGATGAAATATCACTCATCGGTCACCTGCTCCGCTGTTTTTTCACTGGTGATGGTGCTATCGCCAGGCTGAACTTCTTTCACATCATGGTCATGATCGTTATAGGCATCACGCAGCTGTTTCAGCGTTTTACTGTTCGATTCACAGTTGTCCACGATATCGCCCGTGCATTTTAGTAATGGCGTGTTGGCCATGATGCTTTCACTGGCATTGATGGTGACAGTGGCTGCATTGATGACCTCAACATTTTTCCCTTTGGCATCAATGAAAATGCCGCTTTCCGTCAGGTGAATATTCAGTCCCCACTGGTTATAAACAACCGTTTCCCCCGACTGAAGGTCGGCATGGCGAAACCCCTGATGGTTCGTCGCGATAACCACCGGGCTCGAACGATCACCGCCCAGGAACGCCAGCACGACATCCGTGCCGGCCGGCAGCCCGGAAGAAAACCCAAACTCGGCAAGCCGGTGTGCGCTGGCGACCTCAAGCGGAGTCTGATACTGCACTGACTGGGTTCCGCCGGCGTCCTGCATGGCAGTGACCCGCCCAACCCCCAGCATGCTGGCGATACGGTTTGCAAACTTCCTAATCTGGCTCATTGGTTGAATCCCGCGAGTTGTTGGTAGAAGGCATAAGGCTGAACGGAAAATGCTTCTGGAGGCATTAGAGTTAGCCTGGCATGCGTTCCATCGCTGTCGCGCATAAAGGTCACGTCTGCAATCAGCAGTTCGGTATTTGCCTGTTTTAACGTGGGGATATTTACCGGGATCAACGTATTTGGCTCCCATAACTTCCCGGACTTATCCCGCCAGCTGTCTATCGTGACGCTCAACTGCTTTGAGCGGCCGTAACGCCGGTTCATCTCCCAGTCAATCGCACGCTGCGCCTGCTGCGAGGCCATCAGGGTGCTTTCAACGATGACGATACGTTTTCGGTAGCGCATCTTCACTGCTTCGGGGTCTCGTGCGGTTGTCAATGTTACCGAGTCATAGGCTGTATCCGGTGAAAACCCGGCTATCGGTGAAACACTCATCGAGATGCCAACATAGTCAGAAAATCTTTCCGACATATCGGCGCGATAGTATGCCTGCTCGATATTTTCCCCTTCAGCCACACCACTAGCCGCTCGCCGAGTCCCCACCCGCGTAAGCAGAAGGTTGCCATCTGGCAGGTCGTAATAAAGCAGCGCCGACCAGCGGGTGACGCGCTCGATGATTTCCTGCGGTGATTCTCCCCAGTTAATCGTGAACTGAGGCACATCAACCAGATCGGCAACATCGCATGAAACGCTGATGCCGTACCATGAGGCCAGCCGGGTGATGATACTTAGCGCATCACTCTGGTTAATAACGTTGTTTGGCCACTCCGCAGAACAGTCAACCAGGTCCTGGCATTTGCTACGGCCATTTGCCTGCACCTCATGCCTGGATCGTGTGATAGATGGCTCCCAACTATCAACGTACCCCGTCAGAACCAAATCATCACCGATGCGAATTTCGCAGGACTGACCCTCCTGCACCAACTGCTTATCATTAGTTCCCGGGCAATAGTCCATTAATCCCAGACTGAAGTCAGATGGAAATCTCTCAATGCTCCTGGTTACACGAACTGAATCCCAGCCCTCTATTATTTTATTTCCGACTGTCAACCGAACCGTATCCAGATCGCCGCTCATTGCCGTAATACCTTCATAGAAGTGGGCATAAATGCCGGATGAGGAACGCTGGATTCCTGAATAAGCTCATCGGACCTGGAAGCATCCTGATAAAGCCGGTTGGCCAGCGTCAGCGCAGGGAGAGGTTGGGCGGAATTAAACAGCATGAGCCCACTCAAGCCAGAAGAAATAGCCGACATGTTTTCAAGAAATGATGATCTAACCAATAGCAGCTCGCCGTATAGCCCATCATCTGCCCTGTCGCCGGCCACCAGCAATGCCGCGTCGAGTTGATCAGCTACGCGCCGGGTTATCTGTTCGGCTTCGTCCCGGCTCGTAGGATTTGATTCAGATGCCGCCGCTGCCATAGCCCCACTGCATAAGACGATAATGAGGGTATTAACGGTTTGCGCAATCTCTGCACTGGAGGTCGAGTTCTGATACTCTGAGCTGGTTGCATTAGCGAGTTTTTCCAGTGCGGAAATCCTTTCGTTAATGCCCCCCGTACAGTTGAGAATGGCATTGATGACGTCCGCTGTCCGCTGGGTAAAATTATCAATGGTGGTGGAGTTATTTAACCCGGTGACAGTATCAGTGATCCCCTGCCTGTCCATAATGGCCTGAGCGGAAACTTGATCAGACAACGACTGGAAATCATCGGTATCATCAGCACTCACCCCACCGGTTACGCCAGATGATGTGCCACCCACCGTTCCTTTGCTGTAACGACCATAGCGCTGATTGCCGAACGTGGATTTCAGCACGCTATTGATATTCGTTACCTCATTGATGGTGCTGTCCACCATGTTCGTCCAAAAACTTATCGTGCTCTTTATGGTTTTAATTGCCTGCGATACTCCACGAATTTCACCTTTAATCCGTGCAATGGTACTGAGCACTGTCGTACTGACCAATTTCAGGTAATTCGTGCGAACGGTTTTCCCTGCCGCATTACTGCTGGTCACAGCAAAAACCTTTAACCCTGACTCGATAGCCATCAGCGTGAATTCAAATGCACGCCCGCTCTTCATATCTCCGGAGAGCGTCAGCCCATTTTCAGGAATTGAAACGGTCATCTCACCCAATGTAGGGTGTATAAGTGTTCCGCTGCCTTTAGTTTCGCATGCAGTAATCAGAGCCAGGCGCTGGGCGATAACATCACCACCGCCATAAATGAGACTATCCTGAACCAGAAACCCCTTCAGAACAAAACGGCGGGTTCCTCGCCCCATATCCTCTATCCACGCGGTATCCCTGTAGGGGTATTCGTGTACAGCCTGTCGGCGACCATGACTCCCCTCCTCGCTAATAATGGCAAAGGGAACGCCACGGAAAGAACATGGCCGTAATTGGCTTTGCCAGTCATCTGCAGTATCGCCCCCCATCAGGGATGTGATTGCATCCTGAATGATTGCCATCAATCCTCCGGAAATAAAAAAACCGCCGTTGATGGCGGTTATATGTTAATAATTCATGGGAGTGGTAATTTTTCCATTATTTTCTACGTTATAGGTTTTTCTCTCCCCCTTATCATTAATCATAGTTATTTCCAGCTTTATTGGATGCTCAGAAAGAGCATCCGTCAGAGAGCGAGTAATATTATCGGCCATGATGTTAGTATCACCGCCTCCATCAGTTGGAGCCAGTATGGAGGGCGGTCTTCCATTACCTCCAGCGCCAGAGATGATATCTCTTCGCTGTTGTGTAAGATTATCGCGGCTTCGCAAGCCTGACCACCGGTCATCCATAATGGCTGACTGTATCGCATTTTTCAGCTGCTCTTCCGTGTACGGTTGCGATCCCTGTTCATGCTGAATCATTGCTGCCATCAGATTTTTAAGTACTTCAGGGTTATGCAGATCAAGGCGTTGACGAGAGTCATAGCCAGTCCTGGCGGATACATCGTTAATATATTGCTGCGTTTTATTTTCAGTTCGCGGGGCATACATATGAAGAATGCCACCCGGAGTATTGTTACCCCGATCACCATAAAGCATTAGTTGGCGAGCCATCGCAGCTAAACCATCTTCATCGCTGGAAAACGTAGAAAAACCCTGATTTCTTCCTGTTGTATTTGAGGCATCCCTCAAATTTCCAGGGTTGTGATTTCTAAACCCACGGGTATTTTTACCATTCGGGCTGTAAACAATGGGGCCACGTGAGGTTTCTGGCCTAATAATGGCATTTACATCGTCACGTAATTGCTGGGAGCGATCCTGATTATAAAAATACTGCCGATATTTCTTCCTGGACGCATCAGTCATTACGCCAGCAGTAAGCTGGTTTTTTTCATTTCCGTTGAGGCTCTTCTGGAACTCAGGGTCCGCCAGCGCCCTACGCATTAGTTCAGAGTCATCACCTTTGTTTTGCCCAGCAAATCGACTCATAGAGATGTTGTCGAAGTTATTCGCCAGCATATCAGTAAAGCCGCTGACCATATCCGTCAGGCCATTGGTATCAACGTAGGCATAAACCTTACGTTCAAGCTTTGATTTAAATCCATCCCATGAGGCACTTGCTTCCTTGACCGCAACATCAAAGTTTGTCAGTTGCTGGTTCAGGGCAGGATCCACCGTCAATCCTACCTTATCCGCTTTTGCCAGAAGCCCGGCGTATTTTGCCCCTTCACGCATCAGCGTCAGCATTTCAGGAGTTAACCCCATCGCATCTGCAAACGATTTCTGCTGATCGGGCCGAAGTTTGGGAAAAATTTTTGCGATGGACTCAAGCGTCCTTAGAGTATTAACCGACCCATCATTATTTCTCTCAATTTGGGCGCCAATCTGCGCCATAGCAGCCATGACTCCAGCATTTTTGCCGCTATTTGCTTCATTGAGAGACTTGAATATTCCCTCGATCGACGACGCAGCGCTGTCGCTATCGGCCCCTACGAGTTGAAGAGCTCCAGAAAGTCGGGAAAAATCCTGAACACTCATAGCAGTATTTTGTGCATGAGTATTCAGGTCATAAGCGCCCCGAGCCGCCTCCCTGTAACTTTCTGCGAGCTTTCCTGTGGCGTATGCCGCCCCACCGATGGAGCCAATAACTCCACCAACTAATCCCAGACCGGCAAACTTTCCCGCTAGCTCTCCCACTATTTTCATAGGGGGTATCATGTCACCGATAAACTGAACGTTATCGCGTGCCGTCCTGGACATAATATCCAGTCTGGAATTATATCCATTTAGCCCGTCAAGCGTCTCCTGTCCGCCTAATTGAAGACCTTCACGGGTCTTGTCAAGTTGTGGCTCAAGATTACGAACAGCCTCATCTATCCGCGCTATTGCTTCGCTGACATGATCCCCAGCCACCAGTTCAAAATCAAAAGAGTTACTCATCGCGTGAAGGTTTCCTGAGTTTGTTAATCCTGGAGGCCTGAGATATCCACCACTTCAGACGGGAGTAGGTCATTCCCCACGCCCTGTCTTCAGTCCAGTGGAAATAAAACGTCACTTCAGCGGCAAGCTCCTGCCAGGCTGTCAGGGCTGCCAGGTCAAAAAACTGAGCAGATAGACCTCGCATTTACGGAAGTCGGTAAAATCCATCGGCTGAAGCACGCTCTCACGGATATCAGATACCAGGGAGATCAGCAGACGCATTGCCGCAAGAGAGGTTGATGAGGACTGCTTCACGTAAAACTGCTCTGCCTGGCTTAGGGTTGGCGCCCTCAACTCCAGCTGCTCATAGCGCGTTTTTTGCACCGCATCTTCAATAGGCGTGGTCAAAGTGATGATTTTCGTGCGTTCAAGTTCTGCCATCTTAGTTCTCCGTGACCTCAACCCCTTCCCAGCGAACATCGAATACCGCATCTTCGCTTTCCACTTCCTGAACGTTTACGGTCCAGAGCCCACGACCAATGATTGTCTTTCCGTTCGCCAGTTCCGCGATTACGTTGACATTGGTCTGTTTGTTAAATCCTTGCACATTTGTGCCACCACTATCACGCAGGCGAGCAGAGATATACGGCGCGACGGGTTTCTCTTTATAACCATGCACCCCATCCATGCCGACAAGTGATGTGCGGTTTACTGTGGAAGGCTGGTACTTAAATGAACCCTCCACCATTACCGATACACCGTTTACGGTGACGTAGGCAGTACCGGCAATGCGGTTAGAAGTATCTCCGGCCATATTTTTTACGCTCCTGTTGATTCAGCCTGAAGGCGGAACTGGTTAAGCAGCGCAAAAATACGCAGCTGATTGATAAGGGCCCCCGGCCATAGCACGTCAATGCGGTTAGGGTTTGAGGCGTTTTGTTCGACGATGATATTGCTCGCGAACGCTGCGGCATCCTGTGCATAGCCGTTAAACACCAGCGTCTGGTATTCCGCGATCTGGTCGGCCTTGATGATATTGGGTGTCACAATGGGCTGCCCGGGTGCAAAGCGGGTACCATCGGCCGCCAGCTTCATACGCCCAAACTTGCTGGTCACCGCGGTGCGGAGATAGCGCGTGACAAACATCAGGCTAAACAACGTCTCCACCTGCAGATAGCTGTCGTCCTCATCGCCGTAACTGTTTTTCTGGTAGGTGGTGATGATGTTTTCAACGTTAACTGTCCCGTCGTCGGCGACGGTGTACGTTGAAATGCCGCTGTACAGCAGATTATTCCGCTCAGTCAGTTCGAAGCGGTCCTGCAGATCTGGCGCCAGTACGCCATAAACCGGCAGACTTTGCAGCGGGCGGCCCGGATCATTACGCAGGCTCGGGGCAATAGCCCCGACGATTGCAGCAGACCAGATATAACGAGGCGTTGGTGAGCGATAGACGCCCAGCAGCGTTTCATGCTGGTTATTTCGGGTCTCGCCTTTCGTACCCAACTCGGCGTAGGTTCCCGACGTCGTGCCGAAAGCATGCCCGTACAACTGTTTATCCCACGCCCAGCGGCCGGAAGCATCGTTCAGAAACGACTTCATCGCATCGAGAGAGGCGGTATCGTCGTAGGGGTTGATGATGAAATCGAACGTTTTATCCTGCAGGTTACCGAGAGCATCCACAAAATCCGGCGCGCCGGCGCCGCCCGCCATCGCCGTGATGGTCAGGGTGAGGCTTGCCGGCGTAGATTCACCGCCCTGCGTCCCCAGGTAGTTAAGGCGAATATCAATCCCGTTACCCAGGAGCCCCCTGTTTTTTGCCGTCAGCTCTACCGTGTCGGTCGCATCCGATTTAACAGCTGCTGTAACCGGGAGGTCAGTTTTTTTGGTGATAGCGGCTACCAGTGCCGTAGCGATTTGCGCCGGCGTATCGGTTGCCAGCACGGTCAGTTGCACGCGGGTCCCTGCGAGATAGAGAGAGATTACGCCCGTCTCAGACGCCTGTGACGCAACCTTAATACTCCCCTTCGCGGCCACCATTGACCCGGAGTCGTCCGCCAGCGGCAGGATCCAGATTTCAGCAGCCGTGTCATTCTTCTGATAGGCGGTCATCATGCCATGCAGCTGCGAGCCCTTGCCGGTCAGTTCACTAACACCATTGGCGGAGGAAACTTTAACGGGGATATTGACCTGCGTCGAACCAGCAGCAAGCATCTGGCCAATCAGCAAGGTTCGTTGCGTCGCCGTCGCAGTATTGGCCATAGAGTTGTCGAACTCGACGTAAAACAACGGCGTCCGGAGATTACCGGGTACGCGTGAAAACGGAACGGTCATTTAAGCGTCCTCTTTTTTAGCGGTGTTCTTCACACCTTTTTCCAGCACCAGGCTGACATCACCATCCTTCAGACGGCGGCGCCAGAAGGTATTATCCGGGACAACCGCGCCTTCTACAGGCAATGGCTCCCCCCGGACGGGACAGCGAACGCTAAGCCCGTCTTTTGGTTTTACAAACATGGATTACTCCTGAAGGTTAATACTGAGACCCGGGCGCAGGGTGCCATCCGGCATTTCGACGGTGATGTCTATCCCTTCCAGCGGAGGCGGGTTGATGGGATAAAAATCTTCCGGCCCCTGATAATGTTCGATGTCGATCTCAAACAGCAGTTGACCCAGATGCGCTTCACCCTCGCCATCAACGTCAATCGTCGAACGGATTTCCGCGTACTTCTGGATTTTACGAGTGAGCTCGTAGCTGTTGATGACCGCCCTTTCTACCTGCTCGCGCAGGTCCTCCAGCGCCTCCTCGGCCCGTAGCGCCCCATCATCATCGGTTTCCCCGTCATATTCCTGGACGCGGCCAGTGATGCGGACAGTGGTTACCGTGGTGAACGCCGGCGTATTCCGCCCCTGCGCCTTTTTATGGTCAAACGGGGTTTGTACCAGCAGCACCGGATAAAGCACCGCCGAGGTTGGCCAGTCCCGCGGGGAATAAACGCGGTCGCCGGCATCGGTGTGCCCGACCAACGCCGTCACCACCATTTTGCGAATAGCTGATGCATTCATCGTGCTTTCACCACATTGAGAACAAGGCGGGATCCGCCATGACTATCAGGCTCGACATTGGAAACAACGAATAACTGATTAATGACGTGTCCGCCGACGGTTTTAATAAACACCCGGTCCGATACTTCAGGCTGAGGTTTTCCCAGCTTGCGGAACTCGGCATCACGTACACCGAGCATCGGACTGGAGGTATTGATCACTGAATCCCCATCAAGGTTTTCAGCGGCCTGGGCATACCCACGGTCAAAAATGCCGTTAATCGTGAACGGAGCACCACTTTTCGGGCGGTACTCATGCTCATCGCCAAAGACGCCGTGTAGCGGACCTAAAAGGTGTAAATCCCAGTCCACTCCCATATGCTTACTCCGTAGATACGCTCACGGCAGGCGCCGCAGAGAGTATGCGCTGACGCAGAATCTGAACATCGGCAATCACACCAGCAGCCAGCAGGCGCTCGGCATCCGTACCGGATACCGGGATACGCACATTTTCGCGGTAAATCTCGCCGTCATGGCGAATGCAGTTCCCCTTCAGAACCACAAATTCAGGAGCTGCGGCTTCTTCGTCCGCATCATCCTCAGCACCATCATCACCGGATGAATCGGCACCGCCTTTATCGCCTTGCTGCTGATTACCTGCGGCGCTTTCGCCTGCATTCAGGTCATCAACGTTAAGGTCGTCTTCGCCAGTGCCTCCCGCATTCAGGTCATCCACCAGCACGGTATTGGTTGCTTTAGCCATATCACACCACCGTTGCGCAGAGGGATGCATTTACCCGGCTCGGAATAACCAGAGGGGAGGATTGCATCAGGATAAGCCGTTGAGCCGGGTCTTCTTCCACCCAGGACTTAGGCGCATAGGCCAGCGGGCCATAGTTGAATGCCGGGTCCAAAATGACGCCAAAGGCGCGGGTACCCATCAGGTCCGCACCGCTCATGATGACGGCACCATCAGGGATCATTGGTTTCTCGACATTATCCAGCGGGTCAATAAACCAGTCGTTATATAACCAGAGATCAAAGTTACCCCAGCGGCCTTTATAGATAGCCCCCTTCATAATCTGAGGGCCCGCATTAATCTGGTTACCGAACGGGCTCAACGCCGGGAAAGTGATGGCGTTATCTTTGATCGTGGTATCCAGGCGGAATGCACGCCACGACTTGTTCGTGAAGACCAGATCAGTAGCGACAGCGCCGGAATCTTTAAGGAAAATAGTCTGCCAGTCTTCAATATCATCCGATGGCTGCGTATTGGTCGCGCCAGCGGCAACGGTCAGCGGCCATTTATCCGAACCGCTCAGGGTGATAGTCAGGTCAGGTGAACGCCCGAAATTCACTACCTTAGTTTCATAGCCATCCCCGGCAACTGTGACGGTACCGGAGACCAGCGCGCTGGCTGCCATCCATTCAAGCCGGCGGTTGATCATGTCAATTTGATCCGCCATCTCGAACTGAAGGTTCAGCATCTCACGCTCTGCTGCCGTGTACTCACCCCCAATACGTTCACCAATCTGACGGCGAATAGGTTTGCGCAGATCCGGAGCGCGCTTGTCTTTGATGTACGCTGGTTTGAAGGTATTGGTCTGGTATTTACGGGATTCAACCATCTTGCCCTCCACCAGCGGAGAGACAAACGGCGCCATACGCCGCAGACCCACATCAACGTCAATCGCCACCTCTTCAGTCTCGTAAGTCACGACGTTGGGGAAGAAGCGATCTAGCAGCCAGTTCTGACTGGTTTTCAGGTTAGGAACGACCTGTGCCAGCACGCTGGTATCATAAATATTTTCCATATTCAGTCTCTTGATAATGCCAGCTGCACGCTGGCAAAAATTGGAATGAGTCAGCCCCTGCCGGTTAAAGCCATAATTCAGGAGTGAGAGGGGTAAATCAGGAAGTGGCTACAGGGGCCTGAGTGCTGTCTTTCAGGAAAATAGCCAGCGGGCGAAGGGCTGTTTTTAGCGCCGGAATGGCCCATGAGTCATCAAAAATAATGTGGTTCTGGTTGAACTCGCCCATCAGATACAGCCCACCATTCTGGTCGGTGGTGGATGCATCAACGTCATCAACCAGAATTGCCGCCGGCGCTTCACTGCCATCGGTAGCAGTTTTCACGCTCAATTTGTATTTCCCGCTGGCGGTGATCACTCCCAGCACCGTTCCACGCTTATATGCACCACCGGTGATAATACCGGTATCGGTAACCAGCTGGAGCGTCCCGGCAATGAGCTGATCCGGAACAAACAAGGCACTTTTCATGCCTGGAGAAAACGGATTCTGACCATACTGATCCATTATTTCTCTCCTTTAGTGGAGTTGTAGAGACTGGTCATTTTGTTCACCAGCGTCGCTTTACCGCCGGATGGCTTCTCTCCATCCTGCCCAAGCCGGACATTCTCGCTTTCCTGCATGCGCTGATCGAGAGAGCGTTTACGGTGTGCCTGCGGTTGCGACACTGGCGCGGTAGATGCCAGAACGTCGATAGCAGCCGCAGCGCTCATCCCGGTGTTGAATGCGAGCGAGGCGGCCAGCGATGGGTTCGCAGCAGCGTGCTTACTACCGAAGATGCGGGCGCAACGTTTACGCTCAGCAATGCGGGCACTTTTAGCCGTTTTGCCTTCTTTGCGGTCGTCGTCATCGTCGGAATCACCCTCTTCGGAAGCATCCGGATCGTCATCATCATCTTCCGCATCGTCGTCGCGTTCGTCTTCTTCGGCGTCGTCGTCACGCTCATCGTCTTCGGCGTCATCACGCTCGTCTTCTTCCGCGCGACGGGCTTTCGCCTTTTTGGACTTTTTATCGTCTTCCTCTTCGGCCGCCGACGCGCCAAATCCAATAAGGTGGGCAAAACTAAACGGTTTCTTTGCCATTTCAGGCTCCTGTTTTTTCAAGTAAACGTCTGAACGCAGCATCAGGAGGGCATACCTCGTCAGCCAGTCCAAGCTCCACACCATCAGCAGCCATAAAACAGGCGGCCTGAGTACCTTTAATCACCTTCGCGCTAATCCCCCGGTTTCTGGCGACGGTATTTACAAATAATTCCCCCATCGCGTTAATGTCCTGCTGAATGGCATTGAACGCTTCTTCAGAGAGCTCGCGTAATGGCGAGCCTTCGGCTTTACGGCTTCCGAAGGTAATGATCGTCACTTTCAGACCGTCATCTTTAATACGCTGCGTCCAGTCCAGGTGCATGGTGATAACACCAACGGAACCGACACCGCCGGTACGGGGAACGGAAATACGGTCAGCAGCGCTGGCAATCGCATACGCCGCGGAATACGCATTTTCGGTCAGAATGGCATGGATGGGTTTCGTGCCCCGGGCGTTGTAGATTTCATCAACGAGATCAAAACACCCGGCCACTTCGCCGCCGGGCGAATCAATATCAAGGCAGATACCGTTAACTTCCGGGTCCGCCAGCGCGGTCAGAAAAGACTGGCGGATGCCGTCATAACCTGTCATGCCGCTATACGGTCGCAGACTTCCCAGCTTCTGAACCAGCGTACCGCAGACAGGGATCACGGCGACCCCGGCCACGTTGTCATATCCGGGATCCCTCTTTGTCTCCCGACCGCGATTATCGTCATAGCCGTACCAGTCATCGTCTTCCATCGCCAGAGAGGATTCGATTCTGCTGATACCAAACCGGTCCATGACCGCGGCCATGATGACCTCAGCTTTATTTGGATGAAGGGCCAGCGGCGTATTAAACAGCCGCTGCGCCAGATGAGGTAGATTCACTTTTCCTCCGGATCTTTGATTGTCTCGCTGGCGAACTTGTCCGCCTGCGCCCAGCTGGGTAATGGAAGCCCGCGTTTCAGGCAGGACTCAATTTCCAGCTGTCGTTGGTCGAGCACTTCCTCCCAGTCCTCGCCGACGTTTTCCCCCACTTCAATTTCGAGTGTGGAAAGCCCCGCATCCAGACCAAGAATCGCGCCTTTTTTCTCTGCAACCGGATCCACCCAGCCACGGCCTGGCCCCATCCAGCGCGCGCGGGAATAGGCAGCGCGTGCCTCTACAAAGTCGGGTGCACCCGACGGCAAAGGCAGGTCCTCGTTATCATGAACTTCCTCTGCAAATGCAGTCAGCACAGGCTGCGCGGTACCCATTGAAAAATCATCACGACGTCGGGTCAGCGTCTTCCAGGCTTCCAGCAATGAAGATCGCGCGGAGCTGTAGTTAACATCTGACCAGTCCTGAGTGACCTGCTGCGGAGAAAGCCCGGTACCGGACGAGAAGTTACGCAGCACAGCCGATTCAAAAACTTCAAAGTTGCTGTACGGCCGGGCGGCGTTTACCGTCGTGATTTTTTCACCTGGGTAAAGAATCGGCATACGGGCACCATTTTGCAGAGTCAGGCGGCGGTCATTGTGAAATTCCACGCGGCCGTCCTGATAGGCTCCCAGACTGGTGTCATCGAAACTTTCCCCCATCGCGGCCTGAACCATTTCGGAATCGTAGGGCGACTCGATATAGGCAGCAAAAATGGCGTTCAGAATGGCGGCTTCCAGCTCGCTCTGGTCATATTTCACCAGCATTTTCAGACGCTGAATAACCGGCGTCAGGATGCCATTACCGCGATGTTGGGCTCCCCGTTCATGGTCGAAATCATGGACGACATGCGGACGCCCCCAGGAAGTTTCACGGGGTATGCGTCGCCATGTCATGGTTTTGGCGCCACTCCACCAGTCGCCGATGTGTGCCTCCCGGATGTGATAAGCAACCGGCGCGCCGTCCTCATCAATTTCCACGCCACCGCGAATATTCGGCATGTCGAAATTCTGCTGCGGGTTACTGAGTCTGTCAGGATCGACGACCTGAACCGTGGTCGCATACCGCCCCTTCCCCCGCCCTAACCGGTCAGGCCGGTACTGGAGGACCATCAACGCATCCCCGTCAATCAGCTTGTGGCGAAAAGCCAGGCGCAACATCTGCGGCACAGTCAGCTTGCGTTCAACATCGCAGTACCGCCCGGTGTCATACGCCCAGGTGCGCCAGTGCGCCTCCAGGGCTTTCCCATACTCTTCAGCCCATGTCGAATCGAAGGATTTATTACCGGTAACCATACGCAGCACCCGGTAATCAGGTTTCATGATGGGCCTGAAATTGGCGCCGACAGCGTTATCCAGAAGGCGGGTTACCGCACCGTTCGCCCATCCGTCATTACGAACCAGATCACGGGCACGCGAAACAATGCGATCGCGATAAATGTTGATTTCGTTGTCCGGCGACCATAGCGCCGGCTGCCAGTTCGCCAGCTGATCACTAAACGAATCAGCGGCGTCATAAGGTACCCGGCTGCCGCCCGTCAGCATGCTGGGCCGCGGTGCGCGATACGGGGTACCATCCGGGCCAAGTATTTGTACTTTATTCATCAGAATCGAAACCTCACTGGCTTCCGCGGTCTCGCGACAATCCCCAGCTGCGCCTGCAGTAACTGAATCAGCGCCAGCAGGTCAGCCAGAGAACTTTGCTGATAAGACACCGACCGTGTCCCGTCTCCCTGCGAATAGGAAAATGAAACACCGCGACTCCCGGTTGTTAAATCAATGTATGCCTGCTGAGCTTTCTGCAGGGCGTCCCTGAGCTGCTCATCAGTCATCGAGCCAGCCAGCAGACTGGTATTCCGGTTGAACATGGTTTTCCTTATTGCGGCAGGAGTTTTGAAATTTGCTTACGCTTAACGGGCGCTGGTTCTTCAACAACCGCACCGGGTAACTCGTAGCTGATTTTTTCTTCTGGTACGGCAGGTGCCGGCAGGAATTTTTCAGGGTTGGCTTCGAGGTTGGCGGCCCGAACGTTGAGCTTTAACCCCATATGCTTGAGCCCACACAGTGCGGCATAGCTGTATACCAGGCAGTCGAGCGCTTCATTGGCTCTCCCCGGTATCTGTTCCCAGACACTGAAGCGCTGGCCTGCAGTCACTTTGTAAACCAGACGTTCGGCCAGCAGCTGGTTGAAATACCCCAGGTCACGGTCATCCGGGAAATGCATATAACCCGCCGCGGCTGCGCCCGGTGCAGGAGGATCCAGGTGGAGGCGACCGCGCACCACATCCTTGGCAGAGTTCACGCCGATGATAATTGGCCGGAAACTGGCTTTGCTTTTCGATGTCGGGCGCTTTGTCGGCCAGACCGGGTTACGCCGTCCACTCTGAGCAGACTCACCCTTGATCGCCCATACACGGCGGCCAAGACGTTCCTTAGCAAATTCGTAAACCTTTTGCGTGTGGTGACCGCCGGAGTCCATGCATGTCGCCATGATGTTCAGTCCACGACCGTCACCCCGGCGCCAGATCTGTTTCAGGTACGCATCGAGTCGTTTCCACGGCTCATCCGTTTCCAGATCGCCATAAATCACATCGTGGGAAACCGACCATGATTCCTCATCCCTTCCCCAGCCGGTGATCGTGATTTCGAAGCGGTCATCCTGGGTATCAACGCCTGCAGTTAACAAAGCCACACCATCAGGAACGGAAGCCGGAAACACTTCACGGCGCGCCAGTAAAATATCAACCGGCAGTTGCTTGCCGTGGTTGGGTCTGTGAGGCAATCCCATCTGGGTGTTCCACCAGGCCTGCTCTTTATCTGGATCCCCCTTCGCCTTGATATATTTTCCCGCGATATCAGACGGTTTATCTTTCTGCCAGGGGCTGAACAGCTTTGAAGCCTGATAGCCGGCGTGGTGGTTATCGACTGCCTCTTTGCCGCAATCCGGACAAATCGCCCGGTAGACCGCATGCCGCGGTGATTCGGACCATTTCCAGACAGCAGCCACGCTATTTTCGTCATTCGTCCGCCATGCCTGATCATACTCAAGCAACGGTGAATGGCGCGCACCACAGCACTCAAACGGCCGGGTCTGGTGCCAACGAATGGTTTGTAACGCCCGGAGACGTTCGCCTTCAGACCAACCGGCGCCGCAGCACTCGCAGTGGATCATGGCTGATTTCGTCAGGTGTTTATCACCCTCTTTCGGCCACTGAACATGTTTGAAAAAATCCAGAAACTGTCGATGCCCGCAGTGCGGACAAACCACAGAGGCCCGGCGCTGGTCAGATTCGGCATAGCTGTCTGCAATCCGGCTTTCGTCCTCAACGGTCGGCGAACAGGCGCGGACAGAGAGCCAGGTCAGGCCAAACGTTGCGGTTCGCTCCTCCGCGAGGGTGATCGGATCGCCCTCGCGGGTAATCGGGTATTTATCCACCTCATCCGCCAGCAGTACGCGTATGGGGCGGCGTGCCAGGTTGTCCGGGCTACCGGCGCCAGCCAGCGCCAGAAATCCGCCCGTAAACGCCTTATAGAGGATGGTTTCTTTCGAACTCTTCTGTTTTGAATCGCCGATGATTTTCCGTAGAACCGGCGTCACCCGCACCAGCGGGCTGATACGCTCTTTTGAAAACTGCTCTGCCGCCTCTTCTTTCGGCTGAAGGAGCAAAATCGGACATGGGTCGAGGTGAGCGAAATAGCCAAACAGGTTTTCCAGCAATGCCGTTTTCATCAGCTGCGTGCAGCACATCACGGTAACGACATGCACGCCGGATTCAGTCGCCGCCAGCATCGGGCCGCGGGCAATCTCTACGGTCGAAGTTTCCCAGTTCCCTGATGTGCTCCCGGCCTCCTTCGCCAGCTTCCTGTAGTCATCCGCCCATTGCGGCACGCTGATACGCGGCGGCGGCGTCCATCCTTTTCTGACACTCAGTTGAAGTCTTTCAATCTTCAGCTGAGTTAAATTCTGGCTCTCCGAGGACTGATATATGTTTGTGGACATGTTCGATCAGCACCTCTGTCATCCTGTCCGCCGGCACATCCAGATCAGCAGCCATAAGTGGCGCCACCCGGGAAGGCCAGTTCATCCAGGCATCACGCTGTTGGCGAAAGGCGTTGAAAAGAATCTCCTCGGCGGCGACCAGTTCAATCGTCTGGCCACTGTCTTTTTCATACTGTAGTTTGGCCAGCAGAGCCATATAGTTTTCGCGCACCCGCGCGGCTTCCTCCCGGGTAAGATCGGCCCCCTCGGTAAGGATAATTTTTCTGGCAGTGTCTTCAATTTCATCACCGACATCATCAGCGACCGCCGGCGTTTTCTTTTTCTTCGCGTTCGATGCGCGCGGATCCTTTCCGTCACGGTTTTTCTTCAGTGCGGCATCACTCGCTTCAACATCAATCAGGTCACCGTCCATCACGATGAAACGGCCGGCTTTAATCCAGCGCCCAATCGTTTTGCGATCGACACCTGAGTGCTGCGCATACTGGCTCTGATTCATCATGGTCATGGGACATCACCTGGGACATTTTTGGGGTGGGACATCAACCTGGGACATTTTTGCAATGTCCCACCGGAATGTCCCACTGGAATAAACTGGAATAGTCAGCGTTGGCGCGCCCCTGGAAACGATCGCCACGGGTGGGACATGGGACACAAAATAAAAATTTGTAGCTACAAAAACACCGCGGCGCGCAATGCCCGTGCCTTACAAAAGTCTCAGGAAGGACCCAAACCCCTTGGGGTGGGGTCACCTCGCAGTCCTGATCGCGTCAGCGATGGCGCGGCTCAGCGCGCCGGGCATCAATGCCTCCGCCATCGTTCGTGAACGGTCCATGTACCCGAGCACTGGCGCCACGGGAAGAGCATCACCAAACCTCACCAGCAGCTTAGGAGAGCGCTGTTTCGGCTTCGGCCTGCGCGTACCGTTCGCTGAACGTTTTGCCCGTTTCTTCTTCGACTTCTTCGGCTTCCTGCGCTGCCAGACAGCGTTGACGCCATTCACCTCACCGACGAACACATTCGGCTTCGCTTTCATCTGCGAAAGCTTATTGCGCGGCATGTTTCCATATTTGTTCAGCTTGATGTTCTTCGGGTTGAGCAGCGCCTGGCTGTTCAGCTTATGCTCGCCGCCAAACTCGAAAGGCTCCAGATATCCGGCGGCAATATCACGCACATAAACTTTCGCGCGAAGGTTGTTCTTTCTGGCCCCCGATGAGCCCACAGCATTAACCGTGAACGGCGTCGGCGATTCCAGTTTTCGCCCCAGTGCCACTTTTTGCGCTGCGGCGATATCCCTTACTACCGATGTCATAGCTTGCGCGGTGGCGAAAGGAATTTGCTTCTGCAACTGCTTTAGCTGCCGGGATAAATCCTTAAGCGTTGACATGGTTTCCTCCAACATTATCGAGCCACCTCTTGAAGTGGCTCTGTAATGCCAAAAACGCCGCCTCAGCGACCTTGTTTAGTGCTATTCACCAAATCAGCCCATCATCACGGCAGCCTCATGAAACTTTTTGGCCTCATCCTGTGCTGCATCAGGTAAAGCAGGGAATCGAGCGCTCTTGATTTTTTCAAATGGTACGAAGAAATCACGACTCAGTGTTTCTTCACCACTCTCATCAATCACGGTAAATGAGATGCGGACAGTGCTCTTTGGTTTTGGCTTGCTCATGCACAACCTCGTCTTAGTTGTTCGTCAGGCTATCAGTGGCAGGCGGTGACGATGCCGCTTTTCGGGAGCTACCCTAGCCACTGATGATTTTAACTCACTTTGCTATTTCAGACACTGCGTGCGGATGTAGTCCTGCTATTGACGCTTAGAGTCAACCTGCCTGATATCAGCCTTATCCCGGTTGCACTTCCCCAGCGCCGATAGCAGTCCTACGCCAAAACACAGGTGTACTCCTCCGCAATATGGTCCGGGTTGCGAAATGATTAAACATATTTAGATACACGATGTATTGTTTAGTCATTAGCTGTTCATTCAGCGCCCCGTTTACTTTTGGATATCCTCTTCGGGGTTTTTTATCACGCCGACCTCGCCATGCAGGAACGGCAATGTAGCCCCGCTACTGACTCACAGCCCGGTAGTAGGCTTGCCAGCGGTATTTATCCAACCGGAGCTGACGCAGACACTGAGCGGTTTCGACATCCGATTGCAGGTCTTCATCAGTGTCCTTCCCTGCATCACTTGCTTTGCACGGCGGGCTCATCAAATCCGGGGATGGAGTTGGCAGCGTCGATGGCTCGCTGGCGCAGCTGCACAGCATCATCGTCAAACCGGCACACAGTACGATTCGGAGACTGGACATATTTCACCACGTCGCGGGTTATGGTTCGGTAGATGACCTTGCCCTCTTCTGTAGCGGCAGCGGCCTTTTGCTCAACTGGCTGGATAACCTTTTCGGCTTTCTCTTTTTTCTTCGCTGCCTGAGCGTTGATATGGACAGCGTGAGAGCTCCATCCGGAGCGCCATGAGAAAACACAGCAAAGCAGCAGGATAACCACTGCGCTGATAATTGCGGTTAAGCGGCTCATCGTTTTGCGCGCCTGTCTATATAAATGCCAACATAGCCAGCGCCCCAGCGGGTATAAATCCACAGACGCAAACCATATGACGGGCTATAGACAGTGATTGGTACCAGACTGAAGGAAACCAAACGCCACCAAGGCCATTTCTGAGGCCCATGGCTGGGTTTCAGGTCTTTGGAAAAATGCGCAACAGAATGCTCAAACTTAGTCTTCATGGCTTCACCGAATTTATCACTGGTCTAACCCCCAGCACGTCAACGCGCTTTCCTGGTCACGTCGCTCAACCTGACCGTAACAGCCGTTTTTCTGGCCTTTTGTCAGCCGGCAGTCGCGGCCTCCGTCTTTAATCCACCAACGGATCGCTTCACACGCGCCTCTGCGGTCACCGGCATTGATTCGTTTGTAGAACGTAGAGGGGTAGCATTTACCAGGTCCGATGTTGTAGGGACAGAATGACGCGATACCGACTTTTTGCGGTGCCGTCAGAGGAACCTTGATATTCCGGTCTACCCACGCCAGCGCCTTGTCCCGCTCAATGGCGTTAACCTGATCGCACTTGGCCTGCGTTAACTTCATGCCCTGCGTTACAGGCTTGCCATCAACCCGGGTAGCTCCGCGGCAAATTGTCCAGACGCCAGAACCATCACGGTATGACGTCAGGCTGTTGCCCTCTTTCTCATTCAGGAATTGGTCCATCAGGACCGGCGCCGATGCACCAGCGGCAATTAGCGCCAGCATGGCCGCGCTGAGTTTATTCCTCAGCTTTGGTGACATAGCCATTCAGCCGATCCTCCCGTTCCTTTCGCCGGTAATACCAGTTCACGCCGCAGGTAATAACAGTGCATGCAATACCGACAACGATCGCCCAGTCACTCAGGCTCATACCCGCCACTTTGTCAGCCAAAATCCATACCTCTGTTTTCGATACGTTGCCATACGCCTTTGCTGAAACACCGCAGCCCGTTAATGCGGTCCCGGTGCCGTATGAGAGTCTGCTGTAAATGGTGCTCATCTTGGTCATAGCCTCACCCCCGTGGTTACGGATGGCGCTGTGTTAAGGAAATAGGCGGGATCTGCGCAAGCGCCCGACGATTGGGTTATGAGCCGTCGCCGGTGAGCCCTGTATAGGGAATGGCCACCAGATGGATTTACGACAACACACAGAGTGAGTGACGTTCTGGCGGCACAAATAGAAAAGGCCGAACAAATGCGCGGCCTTTATATGTCTGAGCAAAAAAAAGCCCACTCGTCGAAGTGGGCAAAATGGTAGTTTGTTCAGTGGAGGTTACACCGCCAGCTCTGCCACAACGTCTTATGCACGTTATTTCAGGATTTAGCGAAACGATGCAACCACACAAAAAGTATAGTACGTAAAACAAGAAAAACATGGAGTGTGGTGCCGGGTGCCTCCCGGTAAGTCGCCGCCAGTCCACAGACGACTCGCAATGCGCAAAAAAACATATCAGACTGGCAATGCCCCTCCGCATAGGGGGATTCACCACACCATAAATTTAACATCTGATGAAACTCGTTTCAATGCTCTACGACGATGTGACAGGGGTACTGATGCAATGCATCTCGCGAATACCCCTGTCGTATCGCCGGAAAGCAAAAACCCCGCGCTGGCGGGGTTCTCGTTATATTCAAATTGTCGCTTTTTGTCGCTGCCGAGTGGCGCAGCTCTGCCAAGCATGAAAGAATTATCTAATTTTTAGACCTGAAATCAACTGATAATTGAAAAATAAGCACGATTTGCTAAATACGGTGTTATGCATTCTGGGTAGAGAGCCATTCTCTACGCCTTACCATGCACTTCTGGATGTACTCGGTCAGCTCTACGGCCGTAAGCTTCATCAGGTCTTCAGGGCGTGTCACCACGTATCCGCACCACCGCAACATTGAGGTGAATTCGTCCTTAGTGGCGCAGAATTGATTTGGGCCTATCAGCTGGCTTTCCACCACCTGATTTGCCTCAATCGTTTGCAGCAACTGGTAGCGTCCCGGCGCGGAAAGAGTAACTGATTTTTGTTGAGCGGGAATCAGTTCACCCTCAAGCGTTACGCGTGCAGCGATTGAAAGCGCTTCGGTGAACTGCTCTTCGCTGATTTCCTTATAGCTGCAACCAAAGTGAGATTTCAGCGACGACCACATCGTGATAATGGCTCGCGCCTGATTTTCCTTCGGTAACGCATGTCCACGAGTCAGAACTAACTGCTTTATAGCTTCTTGCTGATCGGCGGTGATTTTACCTGGTAGCGTTTTCACGGCTTTTCGAGGTTTTTTGATTTCGCCCTTCGTCCAGTATTCGTAAAGAACATCATCGCATTCTTCCTGGCACTGAATTACCTTTTCTCGGATTTCCTGGCGAACTTTGTTGGGGTTAATACTGGAAAGCCAAGCTGCAAACTTACGAAAAGCAAGGCATGTCATCGCTTGCTTACCACCAGCGGAAGGTATTTCGATTTCCGAAACACCTTTAGCAAACCTCTGTTTTAACTTAACAAACTGAGCAGCCCACACCATACCCATACCTTCAACGACTGGTTTCATCGGTACGTAAGGTTCATTGTTGAAGCTAACCATAAAAAGATTTGAGCCATGAAAAGGCACGTTGATTGTACGATCTGCTATTGCTAAACTTGTCATGTCAATATTCCTAGGTGGTTTGTTGATACCGAAGCCCTGACTATCGCAAGTAGTTGGGGCTTCAACTTTTAAGCAGTGCTCCGACCTTCTTTCTTCAGGCTTTCCATCACCCTCCGATAAATTTCTGAATTTGCTGAGCATCCATTTTCCTCCGCCACCCTCCTTATCAAGTCGAGATCTTTTTGCGGCCATCGCAGGTTAAACTGCGGTAGTTTACGTGCTCCTATCATCCCACCTCCGTTATATTACCGTGCTACCATTGAAAGCGTACTATCACCGTTCTACTATGTCAAAAAATTTATGAGGAGTAGGCATGGCCAGAACAGACCCGCAATTTAATGTGCGTATGCCAGCAAAGATAAAACAACAACTTACTGAGTTAGCTGCCGAAAACCATCGCTCAATCAACGCTGAAATAATTGCTGCGATTCAGCGCTGGTTAGAGATTCATAATAATAACAAGACTAGTCCCGTATCGATTCAAGCTGTAGCTGAGCGGGTAAAAGAACTTCAGTCCATGGTGGATGCAATAGCTTCAGTCTCGCTTACCTTTATTAATAAGCCAGAGCTTAATTCGCCCCCTTCGGATGAGGTGGCGCCAGGGAATCACATTCGCAAAAATAGCAACAAAACAGATAAAAAATAACATGCGCATCAAATAATTACTCATGGGGATAAGTTAATGGAATTAATGTATTACTCAATTATCGTGGCGGTATTGTTCATCGTTGTTCTAGGCATGCTCGTGGTTAGCATAATAAAATTAAAATCAGCTAAAGCTGATTCTGCTGAAAAGTCTGCTCGCCTTGAACGTTACGCAACAATTGCCGATGCTGAAGCCGAAGCAAATCGCATTGTGAGTATCGCCAAACAAGCCGCACAAGAGCTCGAAGCTGATTCACAGAGAATTTTGGATGAAGCGAAAGTTGAAGCGGCCAGTACAATAGTTGCCAGTAATGCTGATGCAAAATCTATTACCTTACGCGCAGAAGATCTTTTGTCTGATGCTCGCATTGCATCCAGGCGCATGAATGCCGAGGCGCTGGCCTCTGTAGAAACACAAAAAGCCAAACGCGCAGAAATTGAACAACAGATCGACGAACTACGCAACTCCTACCGCGAGAAAAAAATAACTTACGATGAATTGGAAGAAGCCCTGTCAATTTATAGAGATGATATGGAATTTGCCGACATGGGTTTCTATGCACCACACTTTGATTTTGATACTTCGACTAGTTTTCAGGATGCGATCAAAGCATGTCGTGATCGACAAAAAAACCTGCTGCGTGACAAAACTAAATTTGGTGCAATTCACTGCCCAACCGAATGGACGGTAGGTGGTTCCAAAAGTGAAGGTCGTAAAATGACCACTCGCGGAATTCAAATGACAGCCCGAGCATTCAATAGTGAATGTGATGCAGCTATTGCAAACTGCACATTCAAAAACGTGCATCAGATGGAGCAAAGAATCTATAAAGCATTCGATGCACTGAATAAGATGAATGAAGTTAACCAGATTTATATCAATCGCGCATTTTTAGATATGAAAATTGATGAACTACACCTTACCCATGAATATCGCCTGAGAAAACAAGAAGAACGCGAAGAGCAGCGAGAAATCCGCGCTCAGATGGCTGAGGAAAAACGAGCGCAAGCTGAAATCGAACGCGCACTTCGTGAAGCTGAGGAAGAAGAGCGTCGCGCCACAAAAGCCTTGGATAGAGCCCGTAAAGAAATGGAGTCGAAGCTAGCCCAAATGACTGCCGAGCAAGCTGCAAAGCACCAAGAAAAAGTTATGGAATTGGAAAATGCCCTCGAAGAGGCGTTACTAAAAGGTCAAAAAGCGCTTTCTATGGCTCAGCAAACTAAGCGCGGACACGTTTACATTATATCTAATATTGGTTCTTTTGGTGAGGATGTTTTCAAAATTGGTATGACGCGTCGCCTTGACCCACAAGATCGTGTAGATGAACTAGGTAGCGCCTCAGTGCCTTTTTTGTTTGATGTTCATGCGATGATCTTCAGCGAGGATGCCCCCTCTATGGAAAATAAACTTCATCAGCGCTTCAATGACCAACGCACTAACCTTATTAACAGACGTAAAGAGTTTTTCAATGTAAGTCTGAATGACATCAAAAATGCCGTTTTTGAGATCGCTGGTGATGATGTGGACTTCATCGAAACGGCCACAGCCCAGCATTATCATGAGACGAAAGCTATTCTCAAGCAAAGGGCGCAAACCATTTCATCTGTTACACAAGAAATTAAGCAGCCTAAATTTGCGGAAGTTATTTAGCCCTAGATTTAACCTTTGTCAGAAGATACTTCATGACCGGAAGCAAAATGATTTGGCGCGTGAGTTTGGACTATCTGTTTACTCATTATTTAAGTGATTTTTACCCGAAAGGCAGCTAACGTTACCTGCAAAGCCCCATAAAAGCCCACTTAAGTGGGCTCTTGGACATTAATCCACCTGAGCTTTCAGACTCTGCCTTGCAGACAGGAAAGTTTTCGCCTGAAATACCTGCAAGCACCAGTTAACACGATCCTTTGCCATCTTGAACGTCAGCCATGGAGCTGCCCGCTCCAGCTCACGGGCAATATCCGCGACTTTTTTACGAGTGGTGTAAAAACTCATCCCTACGATATAAACCGGATCCGTTATGTCGAATGCCTTTAACACACACTCCTCAACGAAATCCGCATCATCATCTCTTATAGCGGTATCTATTATGCTGGTAGTGGGTTTCGGCCATAAAATTGCGTGTGCTCTATTTAACGCATGCTGACCGCGATAACCTTCCTCCCTCGCCTGCTTAATTGCCGCAGTAAAGCGCTCAAGTGATTTATCAGACCAGCATTCTCCTCTGATAACTCGCCAGCACTCATGGCTTCTTGGTAATCGGGGCGCAGCCTCACCGCGCATGGTATCACCCCATACGGTAAGCAATGATTTAATCCAGCCTGATTGTATGCCGGTCAAGAGTTTTGCCCGCCCCAGATAGCGCTTATGCGTAGCCAGGGCAACCTCATTAAGGGCCGCATTATGTCTACGGCGTTGCATTGGAGTCATGCTGTCTCTCCCGGGATCTGACAGGTGCGAATAAAGTTTTTCAGTATGTGGTAGTCAACTAATACCGTGCCGCGATGACGGCAAAGGCGAAGCTTTTTCCAGCGGTAGCGGATCCGCTCTATTGCGTCACGGCTCATGCGGTCACCTTCTTATCAATGGCAAACTGCGCCAGCGCCATAAATGACTGGCCTTTTGCCTCCAGTTCGGTGCGGTTGATATAACTGAATTTCTCACCTCGCCAGGTCTTATCAAATACAGCAATAGCGCCAGCAAAAAACGCGCTTGTTGGCCTTTGTTTATCGTCAGCAGGTTTAAACCAGACGGGCAGATCGAAACCAATTCGCCCACGGATAAAGCAGACATGATCCGCACCTTCTGGCCACCAGGTTTCGCTCGTTGCTGACTTGACCAGGAAAACATAGCGACCGCCCTTCTCTCGTTGCGATGCTGCGTAGTTCATGATGTGAGTCATGCCTGTGATGGCTTGCTTTTCGTGATATTGAGAGCGGCTATACGGTGGATTTCCGAAGGCTGCGCCGTCAAGATCAGCCAAACGGCCAGACCAGTCTTGCACCAGCGCATTATCTTCAGCGGTATACCAGGCTGGGCATTTTGCGTTACTGTCGTCGGCGAACAGGTCCAGCACCAATGGGCCAAACATCGCATTAATGCCCCAGAACAGCGGATCCGGGGTACGCCATTGGTCGCCAACCTCTTTTAATTTATGAGATGCCGCTACGCGCTGAGCAGCAAGGGATTCGCAGTAAGGGTTAGTCATGCGCTGGTTCCCTCTAACTCCAGAAGAACCTGATTAAGCAATTCAGCCTCGGTACCGAATTTTTCTTCCCAGGATTTGCGCCCAGCATGAATGGCTACGCCGTAGCCGCCGGTGCGATGATGCGCGTGGCAAAGAGGGATTACATGGAAGTTGTCAGCGCGGACAGATAAGCCAGTGCCAGAGCTGCAATGATGTATTTCGGCCGGTGATTCACCGTAATCAAGGTTGCGGCAAACTATGCAGCCAAGTGCGGCCACACGGCTAAGATGGAGCTTTTCAGCTTTGTTTTTTGATTTGCTCATATCGCACCACCTGGGCGCGACAGACAAACAGAAACACCGCGCACAAAGGCACGGCGTAGAATGGTGTTGCTGCGTTTTTGCGTCATCACTTTACTCCGGTGATGGCGCGATAGGTTCGGTGTTCAGCCGAGATGATTAGTATAAATCACTTTTTCTTCTTCCGGAAGAATACTTTACACTCCTCGTGAGATTCCTCGGTAGTTACAATTTTACCCTTTTCAATTGGGGTAACGACATAAACGCCACCAGGAAGATGATCGACGACATAGCTGCCCAGGATGCAAATTGCTTCATTCATTTCTTTCTGATTCATTAGTCAGCACCTTATGAGTATTCCATAAATCGTAGGTTTTGCTTTTCCTGTACAGGGATGGATAAAAATGAACTCGCGACGCCCTGGAATACAATGACATATTTAGATCGTCCATCAAGACCCTATTTTCACGGGCAAAAGAGAATGCTAATGAAAACACAAATAACAACAAATTCAATATATTACAAAAATACATAGAATATAAAAAAGTCATTCATATTTTTTCTCTGGTGCAACCCCCTATTTAACTAAAATAGAAGAGCCAAGCAAATTTCAGAATTTAATTAATTGCAGATTAAATGAGATAGCAGAAAAAACTACCGCAGCAAAGAATGCACATTTTGTGTAGCGTGCAACCCCCTATTTTCCAGGCAAGAAAAAGAAAACCCGCAAAAGCGGGCTTAAAGTGATGGGCTAATAATCACTGAAGTAACTTGGGTTCGACCTTGCAGTGAATCTCCCACAGACTGATTCCACAGCTCCCACAGAAGTTAGCCAGGTAGTCCAGCCCGGACCATTCCCGGACACCTCCGCGAGCGGCTTCTACGTATACGCCTATTTGCTTATCTCTCCAGAGGCCAAACAGTCGCCAGCTTCCGCTATCTGCGTTTCTGACTGCCACAATACGGGTCATAACGCCGGTCTGATACAATTCGGTAAAGGCTGGCTTTTTTCTGGTTATCATTTGCATAAATAACAAACCTTAGATTTGTTGATAACAAATATGGTGTTTGTGTTTTATGGCTTTGCGTTCTGCTGGGGATTTAGGCATGCTCCCGCTCCTTCTGGTGCTCGTCTTCATTGCTGAAGTCGTCGCCGTCGATAGGTATCAGGTTTGCCGGAGATAATGAGCTCCAACCATATTCCCCACTTGGGTGTGTAACATCTCCAGTAACAATCCACGCATTACGTGGGTCATCATGAATCCATATGCAGTCATTGACTGGCGAAATAAATTCATCCAGGTGCCTCACCAGCTGCTGGAGCACTACGCACTTACCATTGAGATTAACGTTTATTTTTAGACCGATAATTATAGCCAACCCACCTGCGCGTAACTCAGCCATGATTCACCTCCTGCGGGTCGGCTGGCAGCGGCATCCAGTGGGTTACAGTGATTGGATACCACTCAATGCCATAGTTTTGCTCATAAACCTGAGCATACCAGCCGTCACCTTTAGGGCTACATTCGCAGTACTGACCGACGTGAAGCTCAACACCAAAGTCAGGGCGAGGCCAGATATAGACAAAGTCATCATCGTCCGGCATCCGCTCGCTTACCGGAATCCATCCCGGAATAATTTCAGGAATATTTTGTGGTTCGTCTTGTGGTTGCTGGGCGGCGGCGAGCATGGCGACATAACGCTCGCGCAAAGACTTGCGTCCGTAGTCGCTATCGTTAAATGCAGCGCACATGGCTTGCGTTGGCTCCTTCGGCACCATCACGTAACCATCCGGAATTACCGCGGAGATGCCAGCCTGGAGCATGGCGGCGCGGCAGACTAACCATGCCTCCCACTGCGCTTGAGTTGATTTATCCACATAGTCAATACCAGATTTGTGTAGGTTAAATCCGCCAGTTTCCTCTCGCTCTTCCGTTTCGAAAGCATGTCGTAACGTGTCGATATCTGGCCCTGGTTGCTCTTTGATATGCAGTTGCGGTTCTCCGTCTTTTGGAGCAGGCCATTGTCGCGGCTCTAAAACCATTCCAAAACGCTCACCTTCAGTGAAACCGTATGGCTCACTTTCCATTGC